TTGCTGAGTATGGGATAAATTAGTCCACCCTTGAATTGCCCACCTATCCACTAAATATGGAGATAATTTTTTATTATATATTTCCGTAAAGGAATCTGCGTATTCAAGTGAGCGCAACAACAACCCGCTTTCTAAGTCTATCTTTTCTCCACCCCTCTCAAAACCTGACCAGCACATTCTGCCATTTGGATCGACACCTTGATTCTGCCCCAATCTACCGCTGAATTTAAAAACATCCACATTATCGAAGAAGCTATCCACAATTTCTCTGGTAGCCATTGATATATTAACACCCAGTCTAGGCAGCTGTTCCGAATGAGGCCATCTCCAGTGAGCGCAAGTCGTGGGGAAGGTTTGCCAGTAATTGGAATCTGTCTTGGAGAGGGGCGCCTGCCATATGTCATGCTCTTGTTTGAAGGGACAGCTTGGCATACATGACTCAGACGCAAGAAGCGATGTTTCTATATTTAGATTCTTAGTTGCCGTGCGAATTTCAGTCAGTAGATCAATATCTCTGTTAAGGGAGCGATCTAAAAGTATAGTGTTGTAGCCTAAGGCAGCGTAATCATATACTTCCTGCGTTGTTTTCACTAAATGGTTTACTGTATTCTTCCAATTCATTTCAGGGAATTCTGCCTGCAAAGCCCCCGTTCTCATTAGATGGGCCGAACTAATAGTGCAAATTCTTAAACCTCTTTTATAATACTGTTTTATATAACTCAGCATTTGTTTTATGACATTAAGGTCAGAGGCTAGCTCCTTCCCCATATCCATAGAATTTAATGTCAGAGATATCTCTACACCAAATTCGTCTTGTATTTTAAAGAGATTGTCTACTTGCTTGGGAGACGCAGTGACTCCCATAACTTCGCCGTATGTTTTTTGCTGGCCGTCGTGTTCGTAGACGAATTCTGCGCCGAAATATATATCGCGTACTTCGTCTTTGTATTCCTGCTTTGAATTCTTAAATAAATTATAGAATAGGTCGTCTTCTGTATAACTATCCCAATGAGGGATAGAGAACTTTTTATTACAGTCTAACACTTAATCAGGATCTAAAATTCTATCTTTATCTATTGGATCAACCGCAGCAACTTTAGGAATGTCTGATTTTACTTTATCAATGTGATCGATGAATGTCGTAGTCCCATCACGCATGTCACGATAGATAGCGTCAAGCTGATCGCCAAAAGGACCGTAAGCAAGTTGGCGTTCAAATTTCATGGTCTCTCGTTGCCCTTCGGGTGTTGCATCATGGGCAGCTCTCTGATTAGTAAAACTACCATCGTCAGGGTTACGATTCCAAGCACCGCGTTCTACAGTGTCATCACTGCACTCGTGCCATTCTAGGCTTGGATGAACCTCAAACCGCTCCTCGATGGTGTCCACCACCTGTGTAACACGATGGTTTCGTAAAGTGTCTACAAGAACGTGCTTCATGGCTATCTCCTACGCGTATTCCCAGATGATTACAAGACCGGGCTTCGTAGCTGAGCCTTGCGTATAGCCGTTGTACACACCCATGCCACCGGCCCCATAAGCGATATAAGTATGCAAGGTGGCGTCAGTGGTGTCGGGACTCCCCGGAGTACACCCACCAAAATAACTAGAACCGCCTGTCGCAGACATACTGTTGACGGCGGAACCCCCGCCGCCTCCTACGATATTAATATCGCCTCCAGTACCATCCCCTCCAAATCCACCACGATTGGATTGGACACTACCAGCGGTGTATCCACCAGTTGCCGAGACGTAACTCCCGAAGGAGGATGTATTCCCGTTTGGTGAGCCAACAGTGACCGTAACTGAGGGAAGTGAGCTAACATCGCAAATCTTTTCTGCGTAACCTCCTGCCCCACCACCTCTTTGTCCATTTGATCCATGTGCGCCAGAACCCACTAATTGGACCCTGACTGTTGAAACACCAGCCGGTCTTGTCCAAGTTCCACTTGAAGTAAATGCTTGAACAGATTTCAATCCTCCGCCCTCTGCTGCGTCTACCCATTCAAGAGTAGAGCCACCAGCAGCAGTTGCTAAAGTTTGCCCGGCTGTGCCTGTCCCGACATCTGTTCCATCTGTTCCGTCTGTGCCTCCGGCTGACATCAATTCCCAATTTGATCCGGTGGCAAAGGCGCCACCAGATGTATGAGCGAGGATGCACATATATGTGCTGCCACCGTTCTGAACCATGTCGTCTACAACGTAAGCAGTAGTCGCGGCCCATGCCCCTTTCCAAACTGTTCTGACTCTGCCTAAATTGATAGTAGTCATCTCTTGTTCCTTTCCTTAGTAAGTAACTACTAAGTCGCCGTTACTGTCTATTGAATACGTCTGATTGGGAGATCCAACGATGACCATGTCATAAGGATCGAACCCAGAAGCAGCCGCGCCTGCGCGGAGATCATCTGTAATATCGTATGCCAGATCGTTGTCCTTGTACCAAAGTAGGTTGCCGCTAACGACCCTGAAAGCATGGTGTATATTGTTAACGACCTTGGCATTGCCTATATACCCCATTAAGTAATCTCCATCACGCTCAAAGCTACGTCAAGCGCAGCGGTGACAGACGCAAGCGCTTTTACGATGTCTCCTGTCTCAAGCACTACTTTCCCCTCAATAGCTTCAAGCGTCCCGCCAGTAGGAATAGATACACTTTTGATTATGTAGACGTCGTCCGCGTTCTCGCCTGCGCTAGACGCGGTGACAATCTGTACGTCTACGGTAATTGCAGACGCAGATTTATTTGCCATCATGGCGCCAATCATAACTGCGGTTGTCGCCGCTGGTACTGTGTAGACTGTCTCAAGGGAAGTTCCTACACTAGCCCCGGTTTTTAGTTTGAAAGTATTCGCCATTGGCTAGGCCCCCTTCGGGAATCTCATTTTAATTTCAGCGGCCAGATTAGGGACTCCTGTCCCCGCGCCTTGAATTGTGCTTGTCATCCAATTATCCTAGCGCAATGGCCATTGCTGTGGCATCGTCTATGGTCGCAATATTTCTGAAGACGAGATTTGCCGACCCGTCTGTCACAAGTCCTTGTCCATCTGTCCCATCTCCATTAGGAAAGAGTAGGTTGCTTATCCCTATTTTCACTCTCCCCGTTCCACGTCCCTTGATTTCCAGATTGGTGTCATCTGTACTCGCTTCTACGATATTTGCTCTCAGGGTCGACATGTCCTAATCCTTTGGAAATCTGGTTTTAATCTCTAACCTTTTCTCGGCATGTGTACCGGCAGGAATTTCACCAGCATTTTCCTGAAAAAATAAGGGATCTGACTCGCTTATGTATGCAGCTTGCCTTTGCGCGATTGCTTCCGCTGCCCTAAGAGCAGGAGCCGCTGCCTTTGATGCCTCTATATCAGCTTCGTAAGCCGCTTCCTCTGCCGGGGTGAAAGCTATCTGCACCCCATCAGTATTGTGATATCGTGTCATACTTCACCTATGCCTTTTTCCAGCCATACATTCTAATACTCCCACCAGCAGCAAAATTCTGCCCGTTCCAGTAGAATCGAACAGCGTCTACTACATCCAAATCAAGCCTATGGTACTCACCCCCTCCTAGATAACGGGCGCCAGCACTGGTCTGAGCAGTCATTTTCCAATCAAACATAGTAAAGGTATTTGCATCACCCGCTCCCCAGACTCTAACATAGCCACTAAACCCAGAGTTTGTGCCGGTATGTGTAGTTGTAAAGCCACCAAACCACTCTACATAACTTTCGTCGTTGTACCCCTGTTGAAATCCCCTAGCGCTGGTGGGGTGGTAATATTTGTGTTTCCCGTAGTTTTGTGACCCTGTGTCATAGGTCGAACCGCCATCGCTGCTGCTAAGAAATCTAAATCTTTGCTCACTGCCCGGGCCTGATCCGTTTGGCTGGACATTCGTCAGGGCAAATTCATAATGGTCATACAAGGCTGAGTCGAAACCTGTGAAATTCATATTTGTAGTAGACGTGCCTGATGGCTCGATGGTTTGTATAAGAGTGGTTGCGCCACCCGCAGCCGCCTGAAATGTCGGGGGAGTTGATGCACCTGTAGACGTAATAACTTGCCCGGATGTTCCCCCTCCTCTAATAGACGTTAAAGGGACACCAGCTGTGCCACCAACTTTAAAATTAGCGCTTAAATTGGGAACGCCGGTGCCTTTTCCACTGACAATCAGATCAGTATTTGTCCCAGATAATGGAGTTATTTCATCAACTAGAATTTTCGACAATGGCTCTACTCCTTTATGACCCCGGCTTTTCGGGCCAAACCGGATTATCTGGTTGGGCCGTAGCTGAAGGTAAATCTCTCAAAGCTCTTCGCCAAGCCGCCCACTCTTCTTTTTCTACATTTGAGAGTGGGCTGTCATTAGCCTGCGTCCAGTCACTTTGATGTAATTCATGGTCCCTTGTCGTCCTTAAATCACGCCAATCAGTAGTAATTTCCTCAGGAGTTTTGGGACGAACACGCTGCACAATGACTACACGGTCTTCTTCGATGTTAATTTGGTCCGTGTCTCTTGTTTGCCCCGGTGCAGAGATAGTCTCAGTTACAACAACAGGAAGCCATCCCCATCGCTTTAACTCTTCATCAGTGGCAAGGTGCAAGCCGCTGATGTTGCGCCATGATTTAGGCAGCGGGCCAATATTACTTACTTGGCCGTTTTCGATCTGGGCATACATTTAATTTTCCCCTACCATGTTAAGCCATAAGAATTAGCAATGTAATTTTTCGTTTGGGTTCGTATGGGATCAGTGTTAGCGGAATAGAGAAGAACCTCTGCTATTTCGCCCCTGAAATACTGACCGGGATACTGAGAGCCACCGATTAAAGGAGACTGATTCTGATCTCCAGTATTCCAAGAAAGACTCTGTGAAACCGTAGTCAGCCCCGTTGTTTCCATTGTCGTGATTCCTGTGGAATTATTTCGATACACAAGGGTCGAATATGTCGTGCCTACTACATGACCGGATTGCTGTAGTGTATTGTTACCAAAAGACATGTGCGTTGCGCTACCCGGACCAACCCAGTAATACCCCTGCTGACCTCCCCATATCTCTGCATAAGAATAGTTATTACCTGTTGTGGCAGTCCTGAAAACCACGAATATCATTGCAGTATCGTAATTTCCGCCAAAGAACTCCTTGCTCCACGGCGTTGAGGTAGTGAAAGGGCCTGAGGCGAATTTAAAATTAAAGCTGCCGGTATTCGGGAACGTAATACTGGGGTGGTCATTAAAATTAGAATCTGAGGCATTTAGTGTTGGCTTATAATTAGTATCTTGTGGAACACGGTGTCTCCCGTTTCCACTCTTATCAGTCCACTGCGAAATATCGCCTGCCGATTCAACTACCTCATCTGCCCTAAACCACCCCCCCAGAAAACTGGAATGAGGCTCCCCTACATAATCTGGAGGACCAGAGTTACCAGCAGCAGCCATCATTCCCTTTTTATAGCTAGTCAATGATCGTTCCTAACTAGAATCAAGGCTGGAAGCCATGCCATGCCAGACAGTCCCGGCATCGTGGGTTACAAAAACCAGCAAGTCTATTCCCGCTGCCGTGAGTGTCGGCGCCGTTCCTCCCGGCCAACGTGTTCCCGCTGGCCAGTTTATTGTTTGTGATCCCGCGTTCGTCAGGATAAGAGAGAACCCACAAAGCTCATCTGCCCCTGTGGGGTTCGAAAATGTAAAGGTGGTTGTGCTTGTGTCTATCGTCGCACTTACGCTGTTACCAAGTGTTAGATCTATGTCTTGAGTGCCGCCGCCTACCGAGCCGATTGCGTTGGTAACTTCACCGTAGTCCAGTAAATTTACTTGCTGAAAAGTATTGTCGCCCGCGTCCACAGCCCCAGCAAATGTTGTTGCGCTCGATACTGCGACACCGCCCGTCCCTGCTCCCGATAATGTAAGTGTGCTATCGGTAGTCCGGGCAGTGACATTATCAGCTTTTAAAGTAGACAATTTACTTCTCCTATATTATTGCCAGCACACCTGCGACAGAAAGAGTCACTGAGGGGTCTACTCCAAAAGGCCCGGTACAGCTTGCATTTGTGCTTGCTGCGATTGTAGTGCTAACTGTTAGTGTGCCTGAGTTCACGCGAAAAATATCCGCTAAGCCATTTGTGCTGTCCCCCGTTATGCCGTTGTTGCCTTGGAAATATCCCGCTCCCCCCGGTGCCGGGACGGCAGACGTCCAGATTGTTCCGTTAGACGTCAAAAGATTCCCGACCGCGCCCGCGGCCGTCAGCCCTGTCCCGCCATCTGGAGTGCTAACTGGAGAAGCTACGCCAGCAGCAGCGAACGATAGATTGCCGTTTGCATCTGTGACAAGCGCTTGACCTACAGTGCCGTCGACATCTGGAAAGGATATTTCGGCGTCACCTATTTTAACCTTTTGGTTTCCCTTGCCTTTTAACTTCAGTGCGGTGTCAGTGCCGGTCGAAGCCTGAACCAAATCTGCTCGTAATGTTGACATCTTGCTCTCCGATTAGATAATCACACAGGTTCCTTGACAGTCCAGAACCACACCAGAATCCACGTCTAACGGGCCTGCTACACTTGCATTCGTGGAAGTTTCAATTGTAGTGCTGACATCCATGTTAGTGTTGTTGACTCTGAATAGATCTTTTTTCCCGTTTTGAAGATCGCCGTGAGTAGTGCCAGAGCCAATAAAATATCCGGCGCCGCCTATGGACCCCCAAGACGAAGCGCCATAACCTTCGAATTGCCCCAGACTTGCATTGAATCTTAGGTATCCGCTGGCACCTGTCGGGCGCTGGGCCGTGGTCCCGGCAGGCATATACGCCGCGCCAGTGCCGGTATTCTTCTCGACAACAGTGGCCGAAGATAGAGCGGCGACTTGCCAAGCTGAGCCGTTGTACACCCTGAGGTTATTGACGGTTGTATTGAAGTACATGTCTCCGGCGGTGAGGGCATCTCCATCGTTGTCTAATGTTGGGTCAGAGCTTTTCGCACCCAAGAAAGTGTCATCGAAATTATCAAGCGCTGCTTCAGCCGCAGTCTTCGCAGTCTCCGCTGCTGTCTGCGCTGTTTCAGCTGCGGTCTTGGCTGTCTCGGATGCGGTTTTTGCTGTGTCTGATGCAGCTGCCGATGTCGCGCTTGCGGTTGCGCTGGCAGCCGATGCTGTAGCTGAAGTAGAAGAATTTGTGGCTTGAGTAGCAGCGGTGCCGGAACTTGATGCGGCAGCAGTAGCACTAGCGGCACTTTTTGCAGCATGATGGAGTGATGAATAACCTGATCCATCTACGGCTGAATCTTCAGCCTGTGTCGCCCAATCCTTTGCAGACCCATCGCCAACCGTCGTACCTAACGCCCATTCCTTTGCGGCGTAATTTGTGCCGTCTACAGTAGCGCCAGTTGTCTGCGCCCAATCTTTAGCAGACCCACCAAGTGTCGCTCCTGTCATCGACGAGCCTTGCGCCCAATTTTTAGCAGAGCGGTCGTTAGTTCCTGCGCCGTTTACTTGGTCAGTATCCTGCGACCAAGATTTAGCACTGCCACCAGTGGTGGCCGCAGTGCCAATAGCGTATTCTTTCGCGCTGTATTCTGAGGTATCAACTGCTGCACCAGTTGTTGTAGCCCATTCCTTTGCGGCTCCCTTGCCAGATGTTGTTGTGACACCTGTGCCGCCGATTGCGTATGCTTTGGCTGAGTAATCTGTGGAGGATATTTGGCCGTCCGTCTTGCTCGCCCAGTCCTTGGCCTCGGATACGTCTACAATTTTTGTCGTGTTGGAACTGGCAATAAAGGCTGCTTCATTTGCGTAGGTTGCACCGGCAGAAAGGCCGGTGACAATGTAGACGTCTTTGGCAGCTACA